CACTTGGGGTACAACTACTCCGACACTATCTCCCGTATTAAGGACCCGGCATGCCTGACGTCACTGAGAGCAGGGTGTTCCCGTATATGCCTGTCGATGGAATCTTCCACCGGCGTATAGGCAACGGGCCTGTGAATTTCTTACCCAGTGACAAGGACTTATTGCCGACCGGCTCTCAGACCATTCATGGCTACCGCAGTAACAAAGCGGAAAACCTGAATGAGGATGAGGATCCATCGGGCGGAGCTTCCAATAGCTGGGAGCTCACGAAGTCGTTATCTGCCGGGTATCACAAGAAGGAGGGCCGTTACTTTCGCGGCTTTACTTCGGGTGACACCGGGCACGACTTCTCGTCTATCCGCGGTGACATCTCTTACCCTACTAGGGTGAAAAAGATGATCACCGGGTGGAATGGATACCCGGATTTCACGGACTACTCGGGCGTAATTTACCCGACCGTGGATTTTCCGGCTTTTCCAGTAATCCCACCTATGTCCAGGGACGAACTTGATGCCCTGGGAGCACGGATGATTTCTATGACGAGACCGATTCAGCCGGAGGTTCGGCTTGCTGCGGCACTTGGGGAAGCACGCGAGGGCATGCCCTCGCTCTTCACCCACAGCCTGCGTGAGGCCTGGTCCGCTGCCCGTGGTTTAGGCAGCGAATACCTGAACTTCACGTTCGGTTGGCGTCCTCTTGCTAATGACGCAGTTGCTGCGGCGCGCGCTGTTCTGAACATCTCACAAATCGTGAGGCAGATGCAGCGCGACAGCGGAAGACAAATCCGCCGTAGAGCCGAACTAGAGGTCCAGACGAGTGCCACGGAGCTGCCACGTAAGCCTGGCGGGATGAGTATTCCCCGCCAGCAGGACAGTTACTCCGCGGATTTCTTCGCTGGAACCTCGATGGAGTTACGTACGTTCGATACTGTACGTACGGAATCCTGGTTTAGTGGTGCCTATACCTACCTGCTCGCCGACGGACATTCTTATGTCGGTAAGCTGGAAAAGTATGACCAGCTGGCAAATCGCCTGCTGGGGACGCGTATGAACGCGGACACCATGTACCAGATCACTCCATGGTCCTGGCTGCTCGACTGGTTCGCAGATGCCGGCTCGTTTCTTTCAAACGTGTCGGCGCTATCAGACGACAGCTTGGTGATGAAGTACGGCTACGTGATGCACCAAGTAACAGCATCACGAGAGTACTCCGTACTGGGACAGTCAGCGGTAGGGGGTGACCCCTCCGTTTTTACTACTGGCTTCCCAGTCCGCGCCGTTATGCACTATCGTCTCACGACGAAGGAGCGACGACGCGCAACACCGTACGGGTTCGGAGTTCATCTAGAGGATTTGTCGCCTCGACGATGGGCTGTCCTAACCGCGTTGGGTCTTACCCACACGCGTTAAGTCTTGGCCGACGTCCCCACAAGGGACTACAGCCAAGCCAAGCTACCCATCTGGGACCAGCTTGCCACTTCCAACACCGGAGTGCTGTCATGTCGTTTGCCGATCCCACCGTCACAATCGGAGGAACTGCTGTTCCGCTTCCGCGGACCAGTTCCGGCCAGAACACCGGCGAATTTACATCTGCCGATGGGCTGGCTAAGGTCACCGTTGCGCATTCCTACGGGAAGCGCACGCGGCGTACCATCCGACTCTCCACGAAC